ATTTTTTATATTATTTTTTTTATTTTTGTCACTATCATTATATTTTAAAAATAAATATAAATTATCTAATAAAGATAAATATAATTCTATTATTAAATTTTATAATAGAGTTTATAATTATAATAATTTTTACTAGTTTATTTATTAATATGTATTTTTTTTTTTTAAAAATATCTTTATATATAATAATAAATAAATATGAGTCAACAAGGTGAACCTAAACAAGGAAATAAGATATATAAAAATCTATATGACGATAAAGATACTATTTCTCTGGATGAAGCAAAAGAAATAATTGTAGATTTTTATAATAAAAACCCTACAATAAAAGGTATCGAAAATGGCCTAGCTTCAGATATGAAACATCAAAAACGACGGGAAAAAACATATTATTGTAATACAGGTGATAGTATAGATCGTCGAGGATTAAAGCCTGGAAAATGTGAAAGAGGACCCTGGGAAAAAGATCCTAGAGAATATGATTTATTATATGTAGATTCTTTTCCGGAGGGTGAACAAATACAACATTTAGCTAATCCAAGTAAGCAATTAATATCAAGTGGGGCTACTTGGATTCGTCCGGTTGATGAGATTGATCCTAATGATCCGCGAATTGAAAGACACGTTATTGATGGTGAAGAAAAGTTTAGTCATCCTGATGTATTTGGTCCTCGTTTAACTCAAAAGTCCCAAAAAGGAATGCATACTGGTAATGCTGATTTAGTTGGAGAACCTGGATTATTATATACAAAGCATGGGAAACGATGGTATAATCATCATATGGAAAAAAGAAAATGGGCACAAGTTATAAATGATGAAAGAAAAGAACTAGGACTTCCTCCAGTAAAATTTGAAGAAAATCCAAATTTAATTGATGTAAGATGGTGTAGAAAATTTCCTAAAACATGTGGTAAAAAAAAAAAAAAACAAAAATTAATAAGAAGCCCAAGTCCAAGTCCAAGCGCAAGCTCTAGCTCAAGTAGATCGCATGATGATCAAGATGATGATGATGATGATAATGATGATTCAAATACATTAATAGATACATCTATGCAAACAGAAGAAAAAGTGACTGATAGTTCAGATGGATCTATGCAAACAGAAGAAGAAGTGACTGATAGTTCAAATGCATCTATGCAAACAGAAGAAGAAGAAGTGACTGATAGTTCAGATGCATCTATGCAAACAGAAGAAGAAGAAGTGACTGATAGTTCAGATGCATCTATGCAAACAGAAGAAAAAGAAGTGACTGATAGTTCAGATGGATCTATGCAAACAGAAGAAGAAGTGACTGATAGTTCAGATGCATCTACGCAAGCAGAGACTGATAGTTCAGATGCATCTATGCAAGCAGTGACTGATAGTTCAGATGCATCTATGCAAACAGAAGAAACCCAACCAATGTCAAAAAAAAGAAAAATAGATCATACGCACGCACAAACAGAACCAAACCCTATTGCAATACGGCCTCCGGCTGGAGACGAAAAGCAAACTCAAATACCAACTGGATCGGACGTTGATGATAGTAGTAGTGGAAGTGATGATGATACAGAAGTAAAACGTGAAGCAAGAAAAATAGCTAAGAGTGCATTTTCTCCTTTCAATAAATCACAGAGGTCTGATAAAGAATCAGATCCTATTGACTCACCTAGAACAGATGTTCCTGAAGTCAAAGCTTTACTTCGTGAACAAATATTTGATAGATTGGAACAATTATCAGAACATGATATGGAAGAATTACAAAAGGATTTAGATAAACAAATAAAAAAGAAAATAGAAAAAAAAAAAGAACATAAACAAAAAATAGATAAATTGAAAAAGTCGCATGAAGAACATACACAACAATTACAAGATGTTCAAGCAAGTTTAGAGTCTCATGATTCTGATAAGGTAATAAGTGAGCCATCGGAAGTTCAAATACTTACGGACCCTATTCATGGCGCGCAAAAACTAAAACAGCATTTATTAGAAGGAAAAAAAGACGAAAGATGGAATAAAAAACCGTATATGGATGATTCATCCGACTCTGGTGAATCAGATAAAAAACCACATATGGATGATTCATCCGACTCTGGTGAATCAGATTCGGATAAACAACATTCTCATAATGAATCATTATTACTTTTAAAAACACACCCACACCTCTTAAAAAAAGCAGAAGCAGAAAAAGAAGTCAAGCAAGAAGCAAAAGATAAAACAAAAGTAAAAGATGAAGCAGAAGAAAAAGCAGATGAAGCAGAAGTAAAAGCAGATGAAGCAGAAGTAAAAGGAGATGAAGCAGATGAAGCAGATGAAGCAGATGAGCAAAAAGAAAAAGAAGATAAGCAAGAAGTAAGTTTTTACGATGAAGAAATAAGTATGGAGATTCTTAAAAATGCAACGGAGGAAGGATTAAAACGTCTAAAAGCAGATGAAAACATCAATATAGATATAATAGAAGATGAAAATGAAAAAGATTGGTATGTTGAAGATTATACAGACCCTGAAAAAAGTTGGGTTTGGAGCGGCGCAGACCAAAGCACACTAGTAGAGTCCTCCGGGATCGACTATGTCCGCACATACAAGGAGAGGGCCCCGCCGGCCGCGGAACATCCTCAGTATCTTCACAATATAGTAATAGGCAAAATGGTATATAAAGACAAGAAACAAATTGATGGACAAGGACGTGTAATATTTGGATCAGAATATAAGGATCAAGAGGTTTCTCCTAATAGATGGTCATCAACCGGCAATTCAACTTAGTGACAATATTTTCGAAATGATAACGGTAAACAGTGACAACTGAGACTAAAAAATATCTATATGTTTAATAAAATTTTTGGTAAATAGACAATAGAAATTTAACTAAAAGATTAATTATGTATGTTTCTTTAATCTAAAATAATAAAAACAAGATAATTAAAACAAATTGACAAATATAATTTATACTTTGGCTTTATGTGACATAGTTGTTATTTTAATTAAATATATATCAGATTATTATGTTAAATAAATATCTGATTAAATATTATACTTTAAACTTATGACAAGTTTTAAATCTTTTACTATTGAAGAAAATTTAACTAAAAGTCAATATCAAAATGAATTAAATGATATAATGAAGAATTTATCTACATATAATACACAATTATGTAATAGTATTGAAAATGAAAAAAAAACATTTCCAATATCTAATATTACTATAAAATTTGATACAAGATCAATTAATTTTAAACGATGTAAAATAATAAAAAAAGAATATGTTGATAACTCTACTAATAAATTTGTTATAGCATTATTAATTTTAGATAATAATAATGATCTTTTACTGAAGAAAGAACTGAAAATTAATAAAACAATTGATATTGAAATGGTAAAATCAAACAATTTAAAAAAAATAAATGATGAGTCAATTATAATAAAAATAAATGATTTATTATCTAAAATAAATCATTTAAATGATATTAACAAAGAAGATTCATCAGAATTTGAACAAAAATTTTCTAAATTAACAGAAAATGATGTAAATGCTTTAAAAATAAAATACAAAGAGAAATATAATTTATTCAAAGAACAGTATAAACAATTTGTATTAAAATATTATGAATATGATAAACTAAGTAAAGAAAATTTTGATATTTATAATAATGAATGTAACTTGTTAAAACAATTAGAAACTTATATTGAAGAAAAGTTAAAAATTTTAAAATTAAATTCAAGTTCAGATACTGATTATATAGAATATCAGAATGAATATAATAGTCCAACAAATATAGAAATTAAAGGTAAAGAAAAAGAAGAATCTGAAAATATTTCTACTTATATGTATTTTCAAAAAAAGAAAAATCTGAAAAATTATTACGATAATACTACATTTAATTTAAATACAGATAGTTCTAATTATGGTCAACTTATTACTACAATTAAAGCTGATATTAAAGATAGAATAGAGTGTTCACAACCACAGGTTGAAATAGTTAAGAAAGATATAGAAGTAAAATTTTTAATAAATAAAGAAAAATATTATGATAATTTTATAATTGAATCCGATTTATATAATAACCAAGACAATGATAAACAAAAAATAGAAATTTTAGTAATTTCAAAATATATAAAATCATCAGAACCAGGTTTAATTCCACCCGAAAATATTAATAAAGATTCAATAGATAGTAATAAATTTAAAAATTTAAATTTATATTCAGATTGGAGAAGAAAATTATGTCCAGATTATATTTTTGAAATAATTGATTCAAGAGGTTCATATATACTACCTATTTTAATAGATAATAATTATTTTGCATCTTTTTATCATTTTTATTATTTTTCCAAATTTAGAAATAGACATGATATAGATGGAAAAAAAATAGAACAATACAATAAATTTGCAGATTCTTTAGTATTACATGGATCAAATTCAAGAAGATTTGGAGAAAAAAATGGGCATAAATCATTATTAGAAATTCAATCTAAAATAAAATCATTAGGGTTATTATATAATGAGGATCAAGATGAGACTAATATAGTTAAAAAGGGTTTATTTGCAAAATTTTATCAAAACGAAGAATTAAAAAATATTTTAATAAATACACTAGACACACTATTAATAAAAGATAAATTTGAAAAAGAAAAAAAAAAAAATCAATATTCATATAATATTGATTATAATTTAATGAAAATTAGATATTTAATTAAAAATATAAGTTATGAAATAGTTAAAACAAAAGTATTAGAATTTTATCCAAAATATGAAGATGATTTGATTACATTGAATCAAAAAAATATAAACTGCCAAAATGAACGAGCTTTAGTAAATAATAAATTATTTCATTCAACTCCTTTTTCTAAAATAAAATTTGATACATATAGTATTTATGAAAGTGAAATTACTGATACTATAATTCCAGATGAGATTGAAAATAAATCTACAAATTTGGATGAAAAGACAGATATAAGTAAATTAATAACAATTGTAAATAAATCTGTAAGTAATCCAACTGATGATAAAAAATCGACTGATGATAAAAAATCTACTGATGATAAAAAATCTACTGATGATAAAAAATCGACTGATGATAAAAAATCTACTGATGAGGATAAATCTACAGATATAGTTATATCTAATAGTTTCAATGAAAATTTAACTATATTAGAAAAAACATTAGAATCTCAAGGCTTAACAGTTATTCATCAACCTTTTGATGGAGGTTGTTTATTTTATTCTATAAACGAAGGTATTATAAAAAATAAAATTCCAAATTATGAAAATTACCTAGGAGAATTAATGATGTATGTTATAGATCCTCGAAAATCTGATAAAAAAAAATTAAGATATAATTTTAAAGAATTAAAAACAGAAATAATTAATAAACTAAAGGCTAATTTTTATCAAAATGGAGTCAATGGTGAACAAAGATATATATTCAAAGACGGGGAAAAACAACTTGAAATATTAATAGCATCAGTAATAGGTAAGAGAGATTATCCAAGTATGGATATTTATTTTGAAAAATTAAGTGATAAAAAATTTTGGGGTGATCAAACTGTAATAAATGCTGTAAGTGCTTTATATAATATAAATATAATTGTATATACTATTTTTGGTAATCCGATAGAAACATTAGCAATAGACAGTAGAAAACAATTACCTTATGGACAAGAAAATAATTTAGGAAAAAATTTACCAGACTTATTATTAGGATTTATACAAAAACCTGGTCATTATGTTTTATTACAAAAGGAAAGTGAAGCTCAAAAAGGTGGTAATAATATTTTAAATTCAAAAGATAAATTATGGGAAAAAAGGAAATATTATATAACAAAAATAAAATATAAGAATAAAATATATAATATAGCTTCACTTGTAACTAAAAATATTTACAATAAACATATAGAACCAGAGGCATTATATGATAATAAAAATAATTTATTAGTATATAATAATAGTCCATTATGGGATAAATTAGTGGATAAAACTAATAATTATTTTTTAAAAAATAAAAAGTGTGATTTGAAGAATTCTAATATTTTAGTAAAAAAATATTACGTAAATGCTATAAATAATGATGTTCATGATCCAAATCTTGGTATGAAAAACATTGGAAAATTGAAAATTATTACCAATAATGATAATTGTTTAAGTAAAATAGTTTATAATAATAATAAATAATATAAAGATAATATGTGTATATTCTATAATTATTTTTTTTTTATTTATTTTAGAAATAAATATTTTTATGAAAATTTATTTTGGACCAAATTCAAAATCATTAATATGGAATTCAATTAATAATTCTAAAAATGTTTATTTACAAAAAGAACAAATTGACAAAAACAATATAATAAGAAAAAAAAAAATAGAAAATTTTTATGATATAGAAGAGAAAAAAAACATATATAATATTGATGAATTTTATAATTATATAAATAATTTAAATGTGGATTTAAGTGATTTGAATGAAAATACTATTAATGAAAATATTTACACTAAAAATATAGATATAGATATAGATATAGATATGAATATAGGTATTTATGAAAAAAGAAATAGTTTAGAGAAAAATATAGAAAATTATTATAATCTGACTATAAATAAATACAATTTTGAAGATTATACGGACGAATATATGCAGGAATGTATGAATCAATGTGGACACGAATATATGGATGAATATATGGATGAATATATAGATGAATATATGGACGAATATATAGACGAATATGAATCTTCGGATGAATATAGTATATAAAAACAAATTTATAAATATTACAAAGTTGCTAAATTTATATATGTTAATTAACAATTTAAAAGTATAGTTTAAATTAAAAATCTAATGAATATATATATGTTTTTATTCCATAAGATTAATAAATTTTATTTTTTAATTTCATTATGTATTGGATTATTTTTATGTTATATAAGTTCTCCTACACCAGACATAATTATTAAATATCCAACACCAGAAAATTGTAATAAACAGATATATTCAGATAATGTAAATAATTGTTTTAAATTTAAAAGTTATAATGTTCCCTGTCCAAATGATAAAAAAAAAATAATGGAAATTCCAATTGAAAATAAACTAATTAAAGAAAATTTTAAATTATGTAATAAGTAAATTAAACATATAATAAATTTTGCTTATTTATCTAAAAACATAAATTGAGGAATAATGTATCTATAAAAAAAGTAATAAATGATCTTGTATATAGATAAAGATATTAAATTTGAAACTAAGTGTTATATAAATAAAATCTTATAAATATATATGGGTATTGTTGAAGATTTTATAGATAATAAATATGGAGTAATTATTATATCTGTTATTTGGGGTCTTGGATTAGCTACATTATTTCGTAAAGTTTGTAAAGGTAGAAATTGTATAGTTATAAAAGCACCTGATCCAGATAATGTAAAAAAAAACATTTATAATTTTGATAATAAATGTTATAAATTTCATCCAATAATAACAAGTTGTAAATAAATTAGATCAATTCGTTTTTTTTTCTAAAATTCTATATATATATAATTATATATAGAATTATGTCAACGCCTATTAACCAAATTAGTGAAAAATATAATGATGATGATGATGAAATGGCAGAGGATGATAATAAAATGGTTAGTGAAATATTGGAGGAAATGCAAACAAATGATGACAAACAATATGAACACGCAAATAGTAATAAAGATTCATTTATGAATGATCAACAACAAATGTATGAACAATCACAAGAACATCAATTACAAAGACAATTTGATCCTCTTGTAAATATGCCAGCTCACGATTCTATTCAAGAAGAAAATTATAATTTAGTTCAAAATATTGAACCTATTAAAGAAAAAACTCTTATAGAAAAAATAGTAAATAAATTAAAAGATCCAAGTATAGTTTTTTTCTGTGCATTTATTTTTAATAATTTATTTACAAATTCTATAATAAAAAAATATCTTCCACTACGTTTTACTAATATGCCTTCAAAAATAAATATTTTTGCGGTAGATATAGTAAAAGGTATATTAATAGCATTATTGTTTTTTGCCATAAAAACAATTTTATAAACAGTTTATAATATAAAAATATTTATATATTATAAATGAATTTAAATAATACAATTCTTATTTTATTAGGTGCTATAACAGGTATTCAAACTATTTCAAAAATTTCGTTAATTTCATTTTTCTTACTTATTTCTTTAATAATAGTAGGTTATGGTATAACAAAAGATTATATATTTTCTCTTTCTATAGGTTTTATTATTACATATATTATTTTATATTTAAATACAAATGAAAAAAAAAAATATAATTTAGAAGAATTTAAAAATAAAAAAAAGATAGACAAAAAAAAAAAAGCTAAAAA